TCCGATCTGGCCATTGCCGACACGGTGAAGCTGGACAAGCAGACGGTGGCGGCGATCCTGGGCGTGCCGGCATTCGTGCTGGGAGTCGGAGAATTCAAACGGGAGGCATGGAACAATTTTGTTGCTTCCCAGCTGATGTTCTACGGCAATATCATCCAGCAGGAAAAGACACGCAAGCTCCTGTATAAGCCGGAATGGTATTTCCGGTTCAATCCCCGCAGCCTCTACAGCTACGAGATGAAGGATCTTGTCAGCCTGGCCATGGATATGCGTGCCGGCGGCGTCATTACCGGCAATGAGGCCCGTGACTGGGCGGGAATGTCCCCCAAGGAGGGCCTGAATGAGCTTGTGATGCTGGAAAACTACATTCCCACATCCAGGCTCGGCGATCAGAAGAAGCTGAAGGGAGGTGAAGAGTGATGCAGAGAAGAACCCTGAAAATGCAGGACGCCCAGGTCCGGGAGCGGGACGGCAAACGGTACTTGGAAGGCTATTTTGCAGTGTTCAACAAGCCCTACATGGTTTGTGAGGGCTGGGTGGAGACCATTGCCCCCGGCGCATTCTCCGCTTTCCTGGCATCGGGCAGGGACACCAAGGTGCTGTGGAACCATAACCACGACATTGTGCTGGGTTCCACCGCTGCCGGCACAGCACAGCTCCGGGAGGACAGCACGGGCTTGTGGGGCTGTGTGGAGATCAACGAAAAGGACCAGGACGCTGTCAACGCCCACGCCCGTGTGGAGCGGGGCGATGTGGACGGGTGCAGCTTCGGCTTTGACATTGCCCGGTGGGAAGAGTCCCGGAACGGCGATGAATACCGAACGGTGATCCTGGAGGTGGATCCTCTCTACGAGGTTTCCCCCTGTACCTTCCCGGCCTACATGGACACCAGCATCCACGCCCGGGCCAAAGAGGACCGGCAGGCCGCATTGAAACGGCTGGAGGAAGAACGCAAACAGAAAAATGAGCAGTGGCGGCAGGAGATTATACGCCGCCTGAAAGGAGAATGACCATGGCACTGAAGACCCTTATGCTGCGCCGTGAAGCCAACCTCAAGCGCAAGGAACTGGAGGAGCTGAAGAAGCGCAGTGCCGAATTCCAGTCCCGGGAAGCCGAGCTGGAAGCGGACATTAAAGCCGCTGAGACCCAGGAACAGCAGGACGCCGTTAAAGCGGCGGTGGAGCAGTTCGAAAAGGACAAAGCGGAGCATGACGAAGCCGTTTCCACCCTGGAGGGCGAGATCGAGACCCTGGAGCGGGAACTGGAAGAAGCAGAGAAGAATAACCCCCAGCGGGAGGGTGATCCCGCAAAGACAAGAAAGGATGAAAAGAGCATGAATATCAAAAATCACTTTTTCGGCATGACCATCACCGAGCGCACCGCATTCTTCGCCGATGAGAAGGTCAAGAACTTCCTGGCAGAGGTCCGCACCTGCATCAAGGAGAAGCGGGCGATCACCAATGTAGGTCTGACCATCCCTGAGGTGGCACTGCCGCTCCTGAAGCAGAAGATCGGCGAGACCTCCAAGCTGCTGGCCCGGGTCAACCTGATGCACGTGGCCGGCACCGCCCGTCAGCGCATCATGGGCGAGATCCCCGAAGCGATCTGGACCGAAGCCTGCGCCAAGCTCAACGAGCTGAACCTGGGCTTTAACGACACCGAGGTGGACGGCTTCAAGGTGGGCGGCTTCTTCGCCGTTTGCAACGCTATTCTGGAGGACAACGACGTCAACCTGATGAGCGAGATCCTGAACGCCATCGGCAAGGCAATCGGCAAGGCCGTCGACAAGGCCATCGTCTACGGTACCGGCGTGAAGATGCCCCTTGGCATCGTTCCCCGCCTTGCCCAGAGCGCAAAGCCTGCTGACTACAGCGCTACTGCCCGGGAGTGGAAGGACCTGAGCAAGACCCATGTTATCACCGGCACCGGCAAGACCGGTCTGGCACTGTTCCAGGAGATCGTGAAGAACACCAAGGTGATCCATAACGACTACTTCGAGGGCGGCCTTGTTTGGCTGATGAACAAGGGCACCCACACCGATCTGACTGTGCAGAGCATGGAGAAGAACCTGAACGCCGCCATTGTGGCGGGCATCAACAACTCCATGCCCGTGGCGGGCGGCGACATCATCGAGCTGCCCTTCATCCCCGATGGCAACATCGTATTCGGCTATCTGGACGCCTATTTGCTGGCAGAGCGGTCCGGCACTGTGCTGGGCCAGAGCGAGCACGTCCGCTTCCTGGAGGATCAGACCTGCTTCAAGGGCACTGCCCGCTACGACGGCGAGCCTGTGATCCCCGAGGCTTTCGGCGTGATGAACATCAACGCTGCAGCCCCTGCCACTTCCGTGGCTTTCCCCCAGGATGCTGCCAACACCCCTGCCAACCCCTCTGCCGGCGAATAAGAAAGGATGATGCCGCATGACCGTAGATGAGAGACTGATCCTGCTGAAGGCAGACCTGGAGATGCTGGGCAGCGTGAAAGACGCCTACCTGAAGCATCTGCTTGCGGTAGCTGAGGAAGAGATCGCAAGGGAAGGCATCCAGCTGACGCAGACCGTCAGTGACGAAAATCTGCGTATTATGTATGCGGCTTACCTGTACCGCAAGCGAGCGGCTGAAATCACCACCATGCCCCGGATGCTTCGGTGGGCACTGAACAACCGTCTGATGAAACAGAAGGGGGCGCAGGCAAATGCTACATGATGCCGGAACGCTCCAAATTTGCAGTGTTGAAACCACGGAAGCCTCCGGGGCTATGGCCAAGGAACTGCTGAATCCGCTGAGTGAGCATTATTACGGCGAGCGTACCGTCGGCTACGGCCGGCAGTACGCCGCCAAGGGTGTCAGCGAGCAGGTCGACCTACTGGCAGAGATCTGGGAGGACCGGTCGGTACGGATCGGCATGGTGGCCGTGACGGACCGGGAGGAACAGTACCGTATCGACAATGTGCAGCACAAGCTTGACGAAGATGGCCTTCGGGTGAGCTGGCTGACATTAAGGAGGCTTGAGGATCTTTATGACATTGCAGCAGACACTTAAGAAATTCGGGGAAACCCTGGCCGGTCTTTCGGTCAGCGTTTTTCACTACACCCGGCCCCAGACCGCAACGAACCGCTACGGGGTATGGCAGGAGGAAGGTGGGACCAACAGCTTCCATGCCGACAACGGCGAGGCAGAGCACGCCGTTTCAGGATCTCTGGATTACTACACCAAAGAGGAATTTGACGGGGCGGTGGACGAGATCCAAGAGGTCCTGGCAGATCTGCCGGGCTGCTCCTGGGAACTGACCGATGTGCAGTTCGAGGAAGAGACGGGCCTGATCCACTATACCTGGGAATGGGAGATCGGCTATGGCTAAGATCGACTTTTCAAATGCCGACAAGTATGGCAGGATCCTGGGGTACTGGGAGACCCGGATGCTGGACGATTCTGCGCTGAAGCGGGTAGTCCGCCGGGGTGCTGCCATTATTGCGGATGCCCTACGGGTGGCGGTTGAAGCACTGAAGGAACGGGAGAAGGGAACTAGTACCGCGGGTGTAACCAAACGGGAAAAGGAACTTCTGACCAAGCACTTTGGCGTAACACCCATCAAAAGAGACCGGGACGGCTTTCTCCATGCCAAGATCGGCTGGGATGGCTACAGCGGCAACAAGACAAAGCAGCACCCACAGGGCGTGCCCGTTCCTTTGGTGGCCCGGGTCATTGAGAGCGGAACCACCTGGAGAAAGAAGCTGCCCTTTGTCCGCAAGACTGTGAAGAAACATGAACAGGCGGCGGTGGAGGAAATGCAGAAGGCTCTGGATGAAGAGCTGAACGATATTTTTAATTTCGAGGGCCGCACATAAGCGGCGAATGATTTACAGGAGGAAAAGAAAATGGAAAACGGATATGCAGCAGGCAGAGTTTGCACAGGATTTAGCTATCCTTTGGTGGCGATGTACGCAGCCAACGGGGGCGAGGTGACTCTGAGCAAAGGTATGGTACTGGCTCGGGGCGTGAGTGTGGATATCAGCGTCAATACGGCCAGCGACAATGAGTTCTACGCCGACAATATGCTGGCAGAGAGCGAAAACGACATCTTCGAGAGCGGCACCCTGAAGCTGACCGTGGACGGTCTGCATGACGGCGCTAAGCGCATGATCTCCGGACAGTCTGCACCCGTCAAGGTCCGGTACGGCGAGAGAGAGTTAGGCATGACCAAGTACACCGCAACAGCTACGCCGCCCTATATCACCGTGGGCGTGATCGTGGAATATAAGTCCGCAGGTAAGCGGATCTACGTGCCCACGGTGATCGTCAAGACCAAGTTCAAGCCTGTCGGCACCTCTGCACAGACCCGCGGCAAGACCACCAACTGGCAGACCCAGGATCTGGAGGCTGTAATCCACCGTGCCGATGATGCGGAAACTAGCTGGAAATGGGAGGGCGAGGACGTTGCCACCGAAGCGGAGGCTAAGGCGGCGCTGAACGCCATCTTCGGCCTGACGGAGGCCTAAGCCATGGCGGTGACGGTAACTATCAGGGGGAAGCAATTCCCCCTGTGCCTGACGGTGGCGGCCCTGGACAGGATCAACGATAAGTGCGGCGGTCTGGGCGGCATCATGGGCTTTCTGAAGGGGGATCCCCAGATCCCCGATGGTGTATCGGAAGAGCAGGCGGAAACGCTGGCTGCGGAGGCGGCCAGCCGGGCAAAGTGCAACAACACCTGGATGCTGGGCCTGCTGATGCAGGAGGGTGAAGAAAACCGGCAGATGGAGGCCCGGTTCGGTGACGGTGACCGGACCCCCAGGGCCGTTCCGACACCGGAGGAGCTGGTGCATCTGTTGACCCCCGGGCAGATCGAAGAATACCGCCTGAGTGTGCTGATGGCGGTGAATGAGGGCATGAAACGAACATTTGAGGCGGTGCCCTCAAAAAACGTCTACCAGGCAGGGGAAAGGTAACACTTTGC